GTATTCATCTTCTCGCTCTTCATAGAGTTTAGGGTTTTCACGCATAATTTTACGTAAATCGCTAGAGCGATATATACGCTTTGACGTTACTGCGTCTGAATTACCGCGAGTGCTACCAACAGCGGCGGCACTAACGGCTTTCTTTTGGGCCTGAGCTTCTGCCTGTCTTGCATTGCTGACAGATCCCTTCAATTCCTTGAAGGTAGTAAGAAGGTCATCAGCTTCTTCGATATCACCCTGTGAATCTGCGTACTGAAAACGCCGCAATCGCGCTGGACTGCCTTGTATCCACTTAGCAAATTCATCGCTAGACAAAATGTCTTTTGCATCAGGGTGTTTAGCCAAGATGTACTGCTGACCTTGAGCTTGATGTAGCTTCTTTGATGTCTCTTCGGCCTGCTTTAAAGCGGGATGACTAGCAATCCGCTGATCAACAGCCCTTTGAGGGTCAACAAAGAAATCTACCGGCTCATCAGACACCGGTTCCGGTTGTGCTGGAACAGACTGCTGTGCATTTTGATTAGCTACAGAGTCAAAGGTCTTCCGCATATAGCCAAGCTCAGATCCTTGACGGTCAATCGTTTGATTTCTGTCTTGGATAATCCTTGCTAATTCAGCGGCAGACTTGCCTCTAAACTCATCAGGAACATCCTCTTCTTCTGGCTCTTGTACCGGCTCCTGAAGCTCCTGTTCGACAGGTTCGTCTTCGGTTGGATCGGCAAAAGTTTCTCCTTCTTGAAGATTCTCTTCCTCTAGCACATCGTCAATAATTTCCGCGCCCATTATCCGCTCCTCATAGGGTTATTCGGATTACAAAAACAGGGGCCGCTTTCACGGATAGTCCCTGATCTGGCTCCCGGCGAGCCAAATTCTCTATACATATGTTGCTAACAAGGGGAGCAAAAAAGCTATTGAAGCTCATAGTCCCGCTCCCCGTCTTCTAAATTCCGAACGTAGTTCTCGTAATTTAATAGCATTCTTAGCACTGCCGCCCTGCCTTTGGTGAAATGTAAATCCTCCAGCGAGTTACAGGCATCAATAGTGCAAAGGTCAAGCTGATCTTCAATTTCCTGCATAAGAGTTTTCCACCCCGGCATAGAAAAAAGGTCAACTGCCTCATCAAATTCTTTGTCTGTTAAGCTCACGCGGCTTCTACCTTTGGCTTTGGCCCCGGCTTTTTCCTGTTCTCCATGTGAGTCAAGCGAGCATTCAGCTCAGAAACCTGACGCTCTAGCCTAGCAATCTGCATTGAATGCTCTTGCAGATAAGTTGTTGTGTTTTCTACAAGCTCATCAAACTGTTTCTTTGAAAGCACTGACATTACGTTTTCCTCAGCTCGTCCTTAAGGGCTTGGATCTGTCGCATAGCCTCGTCTACATCCTTCTTTGTGGCTATGTGATTGGGCTCGGTATACGCTCCCTCGTAATAAGTTCCATGACCGCTCGCAAACCCGTGAATTGTTTTTAAGAGGAGCGGCACGGAGCTTATTTTAACTTTGTCTTTGTAGACCCGCAGATTTTCCTCGTTTTCTGGCGTGCCGAATTTCAGAATGCTTGACTCGCTGTTCGCTGTAACGTAATCAAGCTTAATCCGTGACCCCTTCCATGTGCCAAGCCCACTTATCGTGAGCGGCCCTGTCATGGTCTGGTCACCGGCTGTCTTGGAAACGTAATTAGATAGGTCGGGAGACTCAGGAATCTCAATAGCGTCAACCGCATTATCAACGTACTTTTTAGTTACCAGATGCTTGTCGTTAGTTCCCTCGACATTGAGCGTGACGCCCCTGCCGTCTTCAGTCTTGGGGCCAATGTTGTTGACCAGCACACCACCGTTAAACTTAGTGTTATCGTCTTCAATGTAAACGCGGTCAGTCGTAGTCCCTAAACGGAGAGCGGAGCTTGAATCAGAGAAAACGCCAAGGGTCTTAACTCGGCTAGTGCCTCGACTGTCACCGCTGTGGCCCTTAACATGAAGCGGCCCCTCCATGTCATCGCCGCCGGTCTTGCTGACCAGACCAGAAAGGTCTGTCTCTGGAAACTCAATGGCGTCAATCGCACCATCAACATAGTCTTCAGTAGCCAGCCCATCAATGCTGGGTACTTCAATGGCGTCAATTTGGCTCTGTAAGCCAGCATCAGCATCAGCCCTTGTCTGTGCCTCACCCTCAATAGCCGCCGTGTTGTCTTTAATATCCCCATCAAGGATGAGAATGTCGCCTTTGTTCTTCTCTATCCCTCCTGCATTGGCGTCAATCCCGGTCTGCAAATACGCAATGTCATTCTTATTCTTCTCGACACCCTCCGCATTAGTGTCAATGGATGACTGTAAGAAAGCGATATCGCCTTTATTCTTATCAACGCCCGCCGCGTTTGCGTCAATGCCCGTTTGAAGGTAAGCAATATCGCCTTTGTTCTTGGCAACGCCCTGCTCATTGGCTGTAATCTTCTCGTTCTGAGATAGCTGAGAGGCGTCAACCTCTCCCTTTGTGTAATAGTCAGATAGGTCTGTCTCTGGAAACTCTATTGCATCAACAGCAGTATCGACATATTCCTCAGTTGCATAGCCTTCTAAGCTAGGAATATCAATATCATCTATCTGTTGCTGTAATGAAGCGTCAGCGGCGTCAACATATTCGGTCTTTGCATACGCTGACAGGTCAGTTTCAGGGAATTCAATAGCGTCGATAGCTGTATCAACATATTCCTCTGTGGCGTAACCCTCAAGGCTAGGTATTTCAAGCGCATCAATCTGGGATTGCAGGCCCTGATCAGCGACATCAACATAATCAGTCTTGGCATACTCAGTTAGATCAGTCTCAGGGATGGCATCTATCTGACCAGATACCCATTCTTCCGTTGCATACCCATCTAGGCTGGGGATTTCTATAGCATCTATTTGACCCTGTAGATCAGCGTCACCCGTCTCCCTTGCAACAACCTCATCAGCAAGTCCCTGCTTAATGCCAGAATCATCATACGCTTCAAGCGCGTCAATTTGCTCCTGCAATGACGCATCAGCGGCATCAACGTAGGTTGTTTTGGCATATTCGGTAAGGTCAGTTTCAGGGAACTCAATCCCCTCAATTGCAGTATCAACGTAATCCTCTGTCGCGTAGCCCTCTAAGCTGGGTATCTCAATGGCGTCGATCTTCGCATCAAGGGCAGTGTCAGCATCTGCTCTGGCTTGCGCTTCGCCTTCAATAGAGCTTGTATTCCCAGCTATCAGGCTGTCTTGGGACTGCTGTGACTCATTCACTTCCTGCTTGGTGTAGTAATTAGAAAGGTCTGTCTCAGGGAATTCAATGCTATCGACGGCGCTATCCACGTACTCCTCTGTGGCATAGCCATCAAGACTAGGGATTTCAATGGCGTCGATCTGTTGCTGGAGGCTTAGATCAGCATCGTCAACGTACTCTGTTAACGCATAAGCAGACAGGTCAGGTGGCGGGATTCTCTGTATGGCTTCGTCAACATGCGTCTTAACAAAGCCAATCTGAGCCGCCGCCTCATTGTTTGTTACTTCCTCATCATATCCAAGGATAAGAATACCGTCAGTCTTTCCGCCCTTCTTTGTTAGGTATCTAGCATCAAGCTCTGTTAAGTCCAGATCCTGCTCGTTTAACTGGAAAAATCTAATCTCACAGGTAGTGCCGACAAGGAAGTTATTACCCTTGTCCTTGAGCTTCAGGTTCATTGAGACAATGCCAGTACCATTAGGCTCACTGTCTACAATAAACAGGGCGTACTCATCTGGCTTATCAAGGTCAACAATCTCTACATAATCGCCTACAGCTACACCAGCAAACCCATGAAACTTATCACCAAGGTCAGTCTGGTTGATTGTGATGTTATTCTCAGAGGATGAGATATCATCAGATAGAAGAGAAAACTCGCCGGGATTTCGGGGGATGTTGTCACCAGAAAAGCCAATGTACTTCCACTGGCCCGCTTCCCTTTGAACCAGTAGCGCCTCAAGCGCCAGTGCTATCTGATCTATTTCTGCCTGTAGGTGATTATCCTCCTGCTCCCTAACCTCTGCCTCTATCTCAATAGACTGAGCATTTGAAGCTATCCCGCCCTCGTTAACAGTAATCCTGTCATCCTGAGTGCTTTGAGACTCATCAACCTCAGTCTTAGTGTAGTAATTAGAAAGGTCTGTTTCGGGGATGGCGTCTATCTGGTCAGATACCCATCCCTCTGTGGCGTACCCATCAAGGCTGGGTATTTCAATCCCGTCGATTTGCTCTTGTAGGTTGCTATCGCCTGCGTCAACGTACTCCGTTTTTGCGTAGGCAGTGAGATCAGTCTCAGGAAATTCTATTGCCCCTACTGCGTCATCAACGTACTCTTCGGTGGCATAACCCTCAAGGCTGGGTATTTCGATTGCATCAATCTTTGCGTCAAGGGCCGCATCAGCTTCGGATCGGGCTTGAGCCTCATCCCCAATGGATTTTGTGTTCTCAGCTATTAAGGCATCTTGGTCTTGCTGAGACTTATCAACCTCGCCCTTGGTGTAGTAGTCAGTTAAGTCTGTCTCAGGAAATTCTATTGCTTCAATCTCTCCAGTGACCCACTCCTCTGTAGCTAAACCATCAATACTGGGGATTTCTATGTTATCTATCTGAGTCTGTAGGTTTGCGTCACCAGCATCAACATACTCAGCCTTTGCGTATTCTGATAAGTCTGTCTCAGGGAGCTCAATGGCGTCGATTGCCCCGTCTACATATTCTTCCGTGGCGTAACCATCTAAGCTGGGGATCTCAATGGCATCAATGTTAGCCTGTAGGCTGTCTCTCAAACCAATGTCGGCTAGTGATCTCTCAGTCTTTTCATCCTGTACTTGCTTGGCAAGGGCCAGATCTGCTTCTTTCCTGTCTTCAGACTCTTTGGCAAGCCCTTCTCTGATCTCGGTATCGTCATAGCCTTTTTCAGAGATAGCATCTATCTGGCTCTGTAAGTTGGTATCACCTTCTTCCCTAGCAGTAATCTCAGCAGAAAGCCCTTCCTTAATCTCTGTATCGTCGTATGCTTCAAGAGAATCTATCTGACCCTGTAACTCAGTATCAGTACTTTTTCTTTGATTTGATTCTTCTGACAAGGTAATGGCAAGTGAAGTAATCTCAGCTTGCAATCCTTGGTCAGCAACGCGGCGAGTCTCGCTCTCAATGTTGATCTTGTCATCTAGCTCGCTAAACGAATATTGCTTGAGTATGTCAATCTCATTCTGTAGCGCATCACGCAAACCAATGTCAGCTAAAGACCGCTCCCACTTCTCAGCCTCAATCGCTTTTTCTCTTGCTACAGCCTCGTCAGCAATTTCTTTTCTAAGCTCTGTATCGTCGTAGCCTTTCTCTTGTATTTGATCTATCTGGCTTTGATTGCTGTTGATCTGGTCTTGAAGAAGATCATCCTTTGTACGGCGCATCTCCGCTTCATTAGCCAAAGATTCCTGAGTAGCAAAGTCTTCATGCTCGCCGCCTACCTCTTGTATCTTCCCATACAAGAATTCATTAACATCGCGCTGGTTATCAATGCCTTCAAGCTCTTTAGGTGTTGGGGCAAATCTGCCCTTAGCATCTCTAAATTGGTTGGGATTGACCGAAACAAGGTCAGTAGTTATAGGCGTCCACTCGCCCTTACTACCGTCTTCACGATAAGCCAGCCAGCCTGACATCCTAGAAGTTGGGCGCAATACATAAGGGGCTAGATCAACAGTGCCACTAGAGCCGCCGCCACCTGAAGAGTGATAGCGAACCTCCGTGCCTTCACCCTTTGGCATTTCAAGCTCATAGACCTCACCATCAGTCATTGTGATAACAATGGTGTCATCGCCATCCTGATGAATTTCTTTTATGCCAACGCCGTCCTCACCATCCTTGCCGTCTTTACCATCCTTACCGGCCTTGCCTTGCTTGCCGTTCCCACCTTTAGGGCCAACCTTTCCTTGAGGGCCAGTGTCACCTTTTGCACCGCGCTCACCTTTAGCGCCCTCTTTGCCATCTGCTCCCTGTGGCCCCTCAGTTTTAGCCTGCTCAATCTCCTTGCGTATTACCGCAATAATAGAAGCTAGGCCAAGCCCTTGAGGTTTAACAGGGGCATTCATTGAATTGGAGGCTCTCCATTAGGTTGTGGGGCTTGCTGTCCCAGCATTTGACGTAGCGCGTTTTGCTCTGATTCTGCGTTTTGCATAGCCGCACGGCGTTCTTCTGCTTCAAGGTTGAACTTCTCTTCCTCCATAAGCATCTGAGCTAGGCGAATCTTCTTCTCAAAGTCATCATCAACCTTGCCGTCCTTGTCGACATCAGTGTACTTAAGCAATGCCTCACGCGGCATGATCTGAGTTTCCATCTGATACTTCATAGCCCGCGATTGAGCTTCAGCGGCCTGTGCATTAAGTACTGCTGATTGAGCTTGTTGCAATGCCGCCGCCAGTTGAGCCTGTTGCTCCTGCATGGCTTGAGCCTGTGGGTTGGGCTGGTTCATTTGATCAATCTGCGCCAATAGCTTCTCTTTGCTAGTGACGTTCATGTGTTCAATGATGGCCTTAATCAACATATTGTGTAGCGGAGCTTCTGGTGGGACTACCTGAAGAATCTGAGCTAGCTGACCTACCTCATACTCCCTAGCAATTACGCCCAATGAGCTGACAACAGAGAAGTGATAGTCCTTTGATGGGTATTTCTCTGGATCAAACTGCATGTAACGCCAAGCAGTCTTCTTAATTAGGGGCTTAAAAAAGGATTCTTGGAAGTTGACCAGTGTTCGGCGTTGACGCTTCATAACAGCGCCCATGCTCATGCTAATACCAGCGGCAGTAGTGTCTGATGACGGCCCCTTGGCCATCTCAGCGGAGTCCATTGCCCCTGTAGCCTGCTGAACCATTAGCTGTAGGTTCTGGGCTTGGTTAAAACTGATCTGATCTACCTGACCAAACTTAAATGGCATGATTGCCTCTTGAGGAGCGCCGTTGGTCAACAGCATCTTCCCCGGTTTGACCTCAAACTTGTCCCCTCTTGGGATTCTGGTTGCGTCCACCGCCATCATTGGGTGTGTAGTCAAGGCTAGTGCGTCAATGCGCGCTCTCATTTCAGCGTCTAAAGCCTTCTGAGACATATAGCCCTTCTCACATACCCCACGACCCCAGAAACGGCTGGGTACTACGTCCCAAGGAAAGGCGCAAATAGGCCGATCCTTGCACATATAGGGATTTGATTGAGCTTTGAGGATCTTGCCATTGCCAACAACAACAACGGCCTCTGTGTACTTGCCATCTTCCAGCAATTCAGAGTCAACGCCTTCATCTTTAAGTAAGTCAGTAGGCACTAACCCGTAGTACCGCTGAACTCTTACTTTATGATGGGGCTGAACAACATTTTCAGGGTCAGCATCAATCTCATCGCGTGATGGGTCTGTGCCAATGTCTATACTGCGGTAGACCCCTTGCTCTTGAAGCCGCTCAATAGCATGTAGCCCCACAAACTCCTCTACACAGAGACCCATTGCACTAGATACACACGTTGCATTGGGGTCAATCAGTAGGTTTTTAGGCTGAACAGGGTTTAGCTTAATAATAGGGCGGGTTCTTTCCTCTACGCCGTACTCAACCAGAGACGCCCCACTAGCTTCATTAAGGGGTTGAGTAGCAGGAATGTACTCTGTTGAATCTTCAATCATCAACTCACCAATTCCTGTGCCAAAAACAGCAGAATTGATAAGGATCTCGCCTATTGCGGCCCTGTAATTAGCCCTATCCATGTCTTTATGAAGTTGATCACGGATAATAGGGGCATCTGATGGAGCAACCGCCGCCCCCTGCAAAGCATCTGGGGTCTGCATCTGAGGCTGTTGGCCTTGAGGGGGCGTTGGTTGTGTCTGGTCATGATCTTCAATGTCAAACATGAAGCCTTGAGAGAAGGATGCCGTCTCAATCTCAGCTACAGCGGACTCCACAGCCTGCTGTAGTGCTGGCGCAATAATCTTAGAACGCTCAGATTGGCGAGTCTTGTCCTGTTCGGCGTAAATCCCTCTCCAGAGCCGGTAGTACTCTTCGTGCTTGTCAGCATAGTTGGCTTCATAGTGCCATCTCCACTCTTGAAGAAGGCCCTCCATCCACTCTGCAAGGCCATGCTCTACACCAAGGTGTTCTAGAATAGGTTCTTTGCTATCAAGTTTAGCCATTTAAAATCCTGCCACTGCGTCGATAGGCTCAAAGTCATCTGCCAGCTCAATACCATCAAGATAAGCTACCTGCGCTATCTGATCTATATATGAAAGCGCATCTAATAAGTCATCATGTACTAGCCTAGAAGGGAAATTAGCCGCCTCATCAACAAAGGCATCATTCCAATCCCCTTTTTTAAGGTGGATTAGACCATTTTCAAA